CTCGACGCGCAGCTCACCGAACGCTACCGCCGCGACCCCAATGAGGGTGTCCGGAAGTCGGCCCAGATGGTCTTCGACCGGATGAAGGCGGGACAGACAACGATCTATCTTCCGCGCAAGGCGCAGGTGATGGGCCAGGGCCTGGACTTGGAGAAGGCGCTCAAGGAGCTGAAGGCGCCCTTTACCAAGCTCGCGATGTCGTTAGTTCCGCCCGGAGCCGTCGTCAACAGCAACACCATGGACAACGGGGACGACAACGCGCCCGTCGGAGGCTTCGAGCCTGGCGGCTGGGCGATCACGGTTATGTAAGTGTTCCCAACAATCCGCAACCTCAACCAGAAGCTGGACGCCTGGACGCAGGCCCACGAACTACCTCCGGACCACTTCATCGGGGCGACTTGGAACCCCAAGGGCGTCTGCTGCTTCCCGGAGTACCCGACGCTTCAGCAGATCGAGATGTGGTTTGATTCCAATGCCGCTTGCGAGGATTGTCGAGGCAAAGGGGTTGTGGAGGCTGATACTGCCCTTCGGATGAAGATCTGCCAGAGCTGCAAGGGCTCGGGCTTCAAAGAAGAGTTCCGATGACCGAGGTAGCGGACCCGACGATCCTGAGCTTCGAGAACAATCCGATGCAGGAGGAGTTCGTCTTCTCGGTGAAGCGCAAGACGGCCTATACCGGAGCCATTCGCTCGGGAAAGACGCTCGGGGGCGCGGCGCGAATCCTCTACCACGCCGACATCATGCCCGGCTCGAATATCCTGGTCGGCCGCAAGTACTTCACGGACTTGAAGGCGACGACGATGAAGGAAGTCCTGGGGCTGATCGCGACCCGCAACGGGGGCAATGCGCTCGAGCCTGGGCCGCTGGTCATCAGGAGCGACGGCAGCGCTGGCGGACACTCGATCTACCTGCGGACCAAGTGGCTTCCCTCCGCGATCCACTTCCGACCCGTCGACAAGATCGGCAAGCAGCTCGGGCTTGAGATCTCGGAGTACTTCTTGGATCAGCTCGAGGAGGTGGACCCGGAGGTCTTCGACCACGTCCGCTCCCGCCTAAGCTGGTGGAACCAAAAGCGCCGGGAAGAGTTCAAGACGCGGATGGGCTATTACCCGCAGACCTTCGAGTCGATCGCGGCGAACCCGGACCCTGGCTGGCTGAAGGAGTTTCTCTTTGATAAGGAGGCCAAAGAGTGGCTCCACTTCCAGACGACGGTAGAGCACAACCGGAAGAACCTGCCGCCGGGCTTCATCGAGGAGCTACTTCGTACCCACCCAAAGGCATGGGTCGAGCGATTCCTCAACGGCTCCTGGGACATCAGGGGCGGCGCCGTCTACCAGGAGTTCGACGAGACGGTTCATTGCGTCGAGCCCTTCAGGATCCCCTCCCACTGGCCCCGCTTTGTCGCTTTGGATTGGGGCTTCAACCATCCCTGCTGCGTTCTCTGGGGGGCGATCAACGAGAAGGGGGAGCTCTACATTTACGACGAGATTTACTGCGTGGGCAAGCTAGTCTCCGAAGTTGCGGAGTATATGCACCAGAAGAGCAAGAAGCACTCGGCGGTCCAGCGGGCGGATGACGGCGGACTCTGCGCCTTTTTCGATCCATCCACCAACCAGCACCACGGGGTCGTCGAGCGGACGGTGATGGGGGAGTTCGCGGAGAACAAGGTCTACGGCACCCCTGCCAACAACTCCGTCGCGGCCGGGATCAACAAGGTCGCCGAGCGCCTGCACTTCGACCCAGAGCGGAAGGTCAAGCCGAAGCTCTTCATCTTCCGAGACCTCTGCCCGCAGCTCGTCCGCACGATGAAGCTCTACGCCTGGCAGCCTCCGAACCGCAACATGGACAACACAGATCGGCCGATTAAGAAAGATGATGACCCGCCCGACGCGCTGCGGTATCTTGTCATGGGAGTTTTGGAGACGGTCTCGACGCCGAAGCCCATGCAGCGGAAGAACAAAAACGAGTTTGACAACATGATCCTGGATAAATACTTCCTGGGGGACGGCCGTGACTGAAGCCAAGGTGAAGAGCGAGATCCAGCCGATCGGCGACCACATTTTGGTCATTCCGATCCCTGAAGACAAAGAGATGAAGCATGGCACGCTGACGCTGGTGGTTCCGGAGACGGCGCAGGATAAGCCGAACCGTGGCACCGTCGTCGCGGTGGGGGAGGGGCGCATCGTCGATGGCAAGCTTCGGCCGATCAATCTGAAGCCGGGCCAGAAGGTGCTCTTCAGCAAGTACGCCGGGAACGACTTCCGTCTCGGCGAGACCAGCTACATCGTCATCAGCCACGACGATATCCTCGTCACCTTCAAGTAAGAGGGCCAGATGATCCCCAGCGGCGAGTCCCAGACCTTCAGCTCCTCGGATCCACCGGATCCGGATCCGAGCGGCTTCGACAACGATCCGCAGGCGCCCCACGATGAGAAGCGGCCGATGGGTGACAAGCCCTTCCCGGTCATGCTGCCAGAAGGCCTGACAAAGGACGCGCTGATGGAATGGGCCTTCAAGAAGAAGAAGCGCCACCAGCGTTGGTTCGGGGACTCAAACGGCCAGGCGGAGAAGGTCATGAACGCCTGGAAGGCCTATACGGGCAAGATGATGGCGGGGCAGGCGAGCCCGAGCCACATCCCTCTTTCCAACTCCATCATCGAAACCGACACGGCCAAGAGCTATCAGGCCGCTTTTTCCCGAGCGAAGGTCGTCGACGCGCAGCCGCGCAGCCAGCAGTTCGACAATGAGAACAAGACGACGATCGAGGACCTGATGAACCAGGAGCTGCTCTTCTCCCAGGCTCGCACAGGGGAGAAGGCCTTCGACTTCATGAAGGGCCTCAAGATCGAGGGGACCGCCTTCGGTCGCGTCTCCTGGGAGGAGCGCGAGCTCGAGACGATCCCTCCCCCGGTTATGCTCAAGGATCCGATCGGCGGCGACGTTCCAGGCGCTGTGATCGGCGAGGTCCGGATGATTAAGAAGGTCCACGGGCCGACCTGGGAAGGCGTCCCGATGCAGAACTTGATCTGGGACGATCGCGAGAGCTTCAGGATCCAAAACTCGGAGTTCGTCGCCCATCGCCAGTTCCCGACGACCACGGATCTGCTGCTAATGGAGGAGAAGGGCGACATCCAGGATGTCAACGAGATCGAGAAGATCGCGGAGAGCACCAAGCTCGAGCAGCAGAACCCAGACTTGAAGCGCAAGCAGCTCCTCGGCCCAGGTTCGGTCGGCCCTTCGGAAGGCACCCAGGACGAAAGCGTCCGACTTCTCGACGAGTGGTTCGGCTGGATTCCCTACCACGCCCCGCAAGCCGATGGGACCAAGAAGTGGGAGAAGGTCTCTTTGCACTTCATGATCGTCAACGACAAGACGCTGGTGAAGTGCGAGCCGAACCCATGGACAGACGAGAGCGGAGGCGGTCCGCACCATCCGTTCTTCTCCTGCCGCCAGTCCTTGATGCCTCGCGAGCTGCTGGGAAACTCGGTCCTCTTCCCGATCATGGGCCTCCAGGTCGACGCGAACAACCTGCACGAATCCGTCGGCAAGCTGATCAAGAAGGTGGCCCGCAACCCCACATTCGTCTCGCGCGCAGCCGGGCTCGATACGCTGAGGCTCTTCCAAGACGAGCTTTCGATCATCGCCGTCACCGATCCGGAAAAGGTGAAGTCCAACCCAATCGACGGCAACCAGATCAAGGCTGTCTCGGCAGAGCGCCAGTGGGTCATCCAGCAGGCGCAGGAGACAGTCGCAGCCAACGAGCAGGCCCAGGGCGTCCCCGACGCGGAGCTGGCGAATGCCACAGCCACGGCGGCGGCCATCACGAACGCCAACAACGGGACGCGCTTCCAGCTCTTCGTCGACATGTTCAGCTATGAGTTCTTCGCGGGGATGGCGAACCTCTTTTGGTGGTCGATCCGCAAGTGGGCGAAGGATGGGGACCTGGTGGTCCGCGAGAGCACCTTGGACGGCGCGCCACGCGAGATCACCCGCGAGGATCTGGTCAACGACTACTTCTTCGTCCCTGTCACTTCGGCGGCCCTGAATGATTCCCGAGCCCAGCTCCAAAGCCAGATGCAGATCGCGCAGCAGCTCGGCCAGCTCCAGGTGACGAACCCACAGGCCATGATCGACGGCAAGGGCAATATGTGGCACTTCGACGTCATGGATTTCATCCTCAAGGAGATCCTGCCGAAGGCCGGGGTCCGCAACGGGCGCAGCTACTTCTCGATGCACCCCGTCGCGCAGCCAGGAACCGGGGCAGGTCTGCCTCCAGGGGCACCGGGAGCACCAGCAGGCGCTCCAGCTCCCGCAGGGCCGCCGATCGCGCCGCAGCCAGGATTTGTTCCAGGAACGCCAACAGGGGCATAAGGAGGGGGAATGGATTTAGAGCCAGAGATTTCACAGGCCGACCCGCTTGGACTTTTGGATTCCGCAAAGAAACAGCGCGAGAGGGGGATCGAGGAGTGCGTCAACGCCATGGCGGCCTACAATGCGGTCCGCGATATGGCCCTGCTGCCTGCTTGGGAGACCTTCATCCTGGAGCTGCATAAGCGGGCCAAGAACCAGCGCGAAGTGCTCGAGGACGCCATCGACAACCTGCTTCTTAACCGCGCACCGGAGTCGGAAGAGGCCTTTATCCAAGCGAAGGTTATGCTCCTGGCCTTGGAGGAAGCGGTCCAGATCTATATCAAGCTCCGGGAACGGGCGCACCAAGCAAAAGATCTTCTTGACAAGATCTCTGTCAAGGGTGAAGAATCCACTCAGAACGGACCAGGGGCCGCCATCCGGCCCACCCCAGGTCAAGACGAAATTTGATAGGCTAGGGACCGCCCTGTAAGGGGTCTATCCCAATGCGGAGGACAAATGCCCGAAGAACTCAGCTCAGACATGCCCGGCACAGAAGAGTTCAAAGATATGTCGATGGAGGAACTTGGGAAAGACCTGCCGATGCAAGGCAGCGCACCCAAGGGAGACCAAGCGGCTTCGGCGGACAAAGGTGCAGGAGGCGTGGAAGCAGGGAAGACGGGCGCAAGCGCTGAAGGAACGGCAGGAGTGGATGCAGGGAAGGGAGGAGCCCCGGCGGTAACAGAGCCGAGCGCAGCAGACTCCCTCAAACAGCTCCAGGCCAAGTACGCGGCTCTTGAGAACACTCTGTCCCAACTGACGCGAGAGAACAGAAGCTACGCAGCGCTCCGCGCCCAGCTCGACCGGGTGCAGAAGCAGCTCGAAGCCAAGCCAGCCGCGCCAGCCACCCCATTGACCCCCGAGCAGCAGGCCCAAGAGGCGCAGCGCACGGAGGCGGAAAAGTTCCTCAAAGAGTTCATGGGGAAGGAACTGAGCACGATGGTCGAGGCGCAATATGGCCCAATCATCCAGTTCCTCCAGAAGCAGCAGGCCGAAAGCCAGTTGGTCTCGTTCCGCGACGGGATCCGGAAGCAGGTAACCGACATGGGGATCGACACGAAAGAAGTCGATCCGATCATGAAGAAGCTGATGGAAGACGATATGACCGCCTCGCAAGCAGGGGACGCGGCCGCCACAGCCCGCCTGGACCGGATCGTCAAGAGCTGGGACCCACATGAGCTGATCCTGCGAGCTCTCCAAGAGCGCTCCAAGACCGTCCAGGCCAAAGGGGCTGAGGTCGCGGCAAAGCAGGCTCAGGAGTCCGGCAAGGGTGGTCGCAGCTTCAAGGCAAGCGGGGCAGTCGCTCCGGGCGGCGAGAAGAAGCTGACCGAGGCCGAGATCAACTCCATGTCCGAAGAGGAACGGGAAAAGCTTCCGATGGACGTCATCGAGAAGTCGCTCTCCCGCCAAGTGAACCAGCGCAGATAATTGGGTAAGTAGGCTCGGGGCCACCCTCAGAGGCCCCAGTCATGTCCATGACAACCGCAACAGTCAGCGCGGCGGCGATGACCTACTACAAGAAGCGCTCGCAAAGCTTCTTGAGGAAGAAGCTCTACGTCGCCAAGCTGGGGACCCAGGAAGAGATCGACCGCTACAGCGGCCAGACCCTCTCCACCTGGCGTCCCATCCCGGTCGCAGCCCAGACCACGGCGCTGACCGAAGGAACCGCTCCCGCAGACATCGCGATCACCACGAACACCTACACGACGACCCTCCAGCAGTGGGGCGCCTACGTCAAGATTTCCGACCTTCTGGAAGTCACTGGCCGTAGCTCCATGATGGATGTCGCGACGAAGGTGCTCGGCTATAACGCCGCTTTAACCCTGGATACGGTCACGATGAACGTCATCCTGGGCGCCTGGACCGTGCTCTACGCCAACAACAAGACGGCGGGCACGATCGACGCGGGAGACGTGATCACGGCCCAGCAGATCCGGCGCATCCGCAAGATCTTCCAGGCCAAGGACGTCATGCCGGGAGACGATGACCTGTACAACTGGATCATCCATCCCGACCAGCAGTACGACCTGGACATCGACGACAAGGTCGGCGGCACTTTGGACGTCCAGCGCCGCGCCATGGGCGGGGACCAGTCGGACGGCATCTGGACGGGCGAGCTCACGCGCCTGGCCGGGTTCCGGATCGTCAGCTCCTCGAACATCCAGCAGACGCAGACGAACGGAGTCACCGTCTACCAGTCCATCGCCGGAGGCCCCGACGCGCTCCTGAACGTGGACGTGGAGTCGATGCCCTTCTCGCTGTTCGTCAGCCCGGCGACGAACGTCAACGCCGCCAACCCGCTCGGCCAGGTCGGAACGGTCGGCTGGAAAGCCACCTATGCCGCTGGCGACATCAGCGACGGCATCCGTGGCTTCATCGTCGAGTCCGCTGTCTCGGAGCAGACCTTCTAATCCGGAAGGTCTGTTAGAAACCATCATAGGGAGGATCGGAAAATGCCCACCGATGACGCTACTCCGGCTGCGGCTCCTGCCGCTCCGGCTAAAACCCCACCCCCGGCTGCGGCTCCTGCCGCTCCGGCGTGGTCTCCGAAGGTCGGAACCTTCGTCAATCTGACGGAGACGGACCCGAGGACCAAGAAAGTCAGCACCCACCTGTTGCTCGTCACAGGCTCCAATGTCTCTCGCGGCCCGCAGCGCGACGAGAAGGGGAATGTGGTGACCCAGGTTGTGCCGATGAAAGTCGGCCCGAACCAGGAAGTCAGGAACATCACCCAGGCCGTTCTCGTGGACGTCACCACCTACGAGGGCGTCACGTTCTCCGCTCAGGTGCAGTTCCCGGTGCCGAAGCGGGGCGTCTCGATCGCGGCTCTCTCGCCGCTGGAGGACTGAGTCATGATGAAGGACAAGGGCATGGCGCCTCCCTTCCGGGAGGCTTCGGAAATTGGCGACGGCGAGAACATCAACGTCGAAGCCGATGCTCAGGGCCGTTCCATCCAGATCTTTGCGGCTGGATCGGACCTGCGGAACAAGGGCGAAGGCAACTACACCAAGGCGTTCAAGGAGGTCGTCGGTCCTGAGAACCTCCTGAAGGCGCGTGGCGGCTTCGTCAACCAGAATCGCGAGGTTCCGGAGAGCGAAGACAAGGGCGTGGACTAAGATCCAAAACTCGTGAAAAGGGGGACGGGTGAGCAGCATATCTTTTGAAGAGTTCTACAGGACCCTGAGGAAGCTCAATGGCAACCTCAGGACCTTCCCGAGCAGGAGCAAGCGGAGCTCGATGATCTACGAGCGGCGCTCCTATCACCCAGACTCGGGCCTGTATGGACTCTGCGAGGTCTGCGGCTACCCGTCCCCTTTCCACGGTTCCTTTCCCAAGTACGACTTCATTGACAAGGCGGGGCGCGTAGCCAGGGGCTATATCTCCGTCTTTAAGCTTTTGGTCCGGAAGCGGCTCATCAATAAGGACCGACTCCGGGAAATCCTGCCGCAAGCGCTTGATGCAGCGCGAGGGCGGCCCACCTCCCAGGGGGAAAAAGATGCTCCGCCGCCTATTCCTATTCACACTGTTCCTGTGCGCGATACTAGGCATCAGCTCGTTCGCAAGCGCAGCGAGCCCGTACAATAACCAGCCGACCGGAACGCTGAACCCGGACTATTGCGCCCACCAGGCGACCGGGACAGCGACCTATCTGCTCAACAAGGCGCTGACCGGGACGGCCTCCGCGACGGTGGACCTTGGCCTCGTCGGGTGCTTCTTCCTCAACGTCACCTCAACGGGAGGAGCGAACCTTCGGGTCTGGTGGACCAGCAACTCGACCTCCTACACGGCGGGGACGACCGTTTCGGCGGGGACCTTCACCTCCTACGCGATCCCAGGGGGACCGAACCAAATCGGCTGCTACGCCATCCCCAAGATCGCCCGCTACCTCTACGTCGACACTCCCCCGAGCATAGGCGTTCCTTTCGCCGCAGGTGGAACGACCCCCACGGCAATCACGACCTCCTGCTGGTACTACCTTCCTACCAATTGGCCGTATTAACCCATGACCCGCCTTCCGCGCTTCACCTTCGCCCTCTTAGCGGCCTTGCTCCTGCTCGTCAACGCCGCTCACGCGACGAACCCCGTCTACATCAATAGCGGCATGTACTCAGCGAGTCCGTCCACGGGCGCGAGTCACTACACGACCTCCAGTTACTCGACGTCCGGATCCGGGACGAACAAGATGCTCGTCCTCCACGCTCACTACTGGATCACCCCGAGCGGCAACGTGTCCACAGCTGAATGGGGCACGAGCGCGATGACGCTGTATGACCGCTATCCAGCCAGCGGCACGAACCAATATTACGGAGATGAAGTTTGGTATCTCCTGAACCCGGCCAATAGCACGGGCGCGACCTTCACCGTGACCTTGACAGCGGCCACGGCCAACAATCAGGGCGTGACGATCGATTACGAAGAGTATTCGGGCGTGAATCAGACGACGCCCTTCAAGGACGACGCCAAGGGTGAGGTTCCCGGCAATTCCGCGCTCATGTCCGTCAGTCTCACGACCACGGTCGCAAATTCAATCATCGACGTCTCGATCAGCTGGGGCAATTCGCCCACCGTGATCAACAGCTACAATAGCGGGCTCATGACGCAGCTGCAGCAGTCGAGCGTGATCAATCCGACGGGCGGCGATTACAACACGTTGAATCTTTCGATCGGCACCTACAACGGGTACTTCAATTTCAATGCAAGCGTCTATGGCGCGGAGATCATGTCCGAGATCCAGGGCGTCGTCGCGAGCACGCCCACGTGGACACCGACCGCCACGCCCAGCACCACGCCGACGTCCACGCCGACCTGGACGCCGACGGTGACGCCTACGTCTACTCCAACATTCACCCCAACGTTCACTCCAACTGCAACTCCAACCGCTACACCAACTTCAACTCCTTTATATGTTCCTGTTGATGATTTTCCTATGATTCCTTGGAGCTTACCTCTTAGGGCTTTTTGGGACTTTGATCCATGTGATGACGTGGCAATCCCGTATCGCAGGCCCTGTTCGACGGAGCGCAGAGCGTGAAAGCATTTTGCCTTATCCTCATCATGGCATTAGGCTCGGCTCACGCTGAGAACTTTAATGACACCGTGATTGGAGGTGGCGGTGGTGGTGGTGGCGGAGGATCTGTATATGCTACAGAGGGAGGCGGCGGTGCTGGGCAAATGCTCACAGGAACAGTCGCCGTTGGAAATAGCGTTGTAATTACGATTGGATCAGGCGGAACCGGGGCAGCTACCTATACTGGTCCTGGCGGATCAGGCGGAACAACCAGTATTGGAACCTTGGCCGTGGCAAAGGGTGGGGGCGGAGGCGGCGGGTGGACTGGCGGAGGATGTACCAGCGGCGGCTCTGGCGGTGGTGGTTGCGGCTATGACAGCGGATGCCCAACCAATTACTATTCAGGATGCTCCGCAAGCGGGGCTTTGGCTAATGCCGGAGGTAATGGGTATAGCAACGGATGCGTGGGGACCGCCCCTAATGCGGGCGGCGGTGGTGGCGGCGCTGGGTCCACGGGAGCAAATGCCACGTCAGGGGTTGGAGGCAGCGGCGGTTCTGGAGCGGTGGACCCGATAACCGGAAACACCTATGCAGGCGGCGGCGGCGCGGGCGGCGCTACGGCTGGCTCGGGTGGCTCAGGCGGCGGCGGTGCGGGCGGAACAGGAAATTCCAACGGAACCGCTGCAACGGCGAACACAGGCTCGGGCGGCGGTGGCGCGGGTGGATCTTCGACCGGGGGAGGAACCACCGGAGGCAATGGCGGCTCGGGCATCGTCATCCTCTCAAACCCAAACACGGACCCGGAATGGTCCTGCACCTCCTGCACGATTTCAAACACAGGAGGTTACTGGGTCTATACCTTCAAGGCCAACGACACGCTTTCGGGTCCTTCGGGATCTCCAACCATAAGCCCGACGATTTCTCCGACTTTCTCGGTTTCCCCAACGCCCTCGTTTACTCCCGGCCCGGTCCTTCACCCTCTAAATGCACCTTGGATGGGGGTTGCTTCGCTGACCAACAGCACCGTCGCCTGTGAAGCCTTGGCGGATGCAATGGAGGCGACGGGACTTGCTGCGGCAGGATACACGAGCCTCCATATTGACTCGGGCTGGGCTCAGGCCACCAGATCCAACGGGCATCTTGTGGCTATCGCTGGGCTCAATATCGCCACAGTTGCCGCCTACTGCCACGCGGAGGCGATCCCCCTGAAATTGAGCATGTATCTTGACGGAGGTAGCATCCAGTGTGGGACTTCCTCCCCTGGCAGCTACGGCTACGAAACGACAGACATAAACGACCTTGCGGCAGACGGAACCGACGACATCACTATGGATACATGCTCCATGTCGAACACGGTTGAGGCGGAGGCAATTGTTTTCAACAATGCGATTGAATACAACTCCAGCAGCCGGGTCATGACCTTTGAAAGCTGGGGGTTTGGAACAGGCCCAGCGAACTATACTTGGTCCGGGTCCGTGGGAACAAACGGATGGTGGACGGCGATCTATGGAGGTGGAGGGCCTTGGTCAAACTTCTTGAATCAGTGGAACCTTGACTATCCGCTCTGGGGCTACAACAACCCAGGCAACGGCTTTGATATCTGGGATGGCCCTATCGGAAACGATGGGATGACCGCTTGGCAGGACCAGGGCTATTTCTCAGCGGTCTGTGAGCAGGGTATGTATCTTGGCCTTTGGGACAACGTCACGCAAAGCGCCCAGTCCCTTACAACCCTTGAGAACGCTGAAGTCATCGCCATTGATCATAACGGGTGGGGTGCCGAACTCGTTTCCAACCCTTCGACCAACGTTGAGGTCTTTGCTAAGTCAATGACCAACACTTCGGCAAGCACTTATTCCGTCATGCTTTTCAACGGGAGCAACTCGGGCCAGACAATGACCGTAACCTGGCCTGTCAGCGTTGGCGGGAACCAAGTGCTTCCATCCGGTTCGGCGGTCGTCCGTGACCTCTGGGCTCATTCTAACGTGGGGACCTACTCTGGTTCCTACTCGCAGTACGTTACGGCCACGGGAGCAGTCATGCTGACGCTGAATTTTAGCGGCGGGACGACCCCGACATTTACGCCGACGATGACTGTCTCCCCGGTTGCGAGCATAACCCCGACCCAGACGCCTCCGCCCTGCGGCTTTGGTCCTTCCTGGGACGAGGGCATGACGGTAACGGCGGCAAACTCTCCGATCATCACAATCCCTTATTCCCCGGACTCAGGAGCCTTTGCGGATATGCTTACGGTCTTGGTGGCGACAAACAACCAGGACAACGCGAGCACAATTACCTCCATGACCTTCGGGTCGCTGACTTTGACGGCGGATATCCAGATCCCTTCGCTTATGTACACCGAAGGCTGCGAACTCTGGCACGTTTTCCTTGGTAGCAATTGGAGAATGGGCCAGCAGAACCTCGTCATCACCCAGCCTTCAACGGGAATGATAAACGTCGATGCGGTGGCGATCTCGGAGTACCAGGGCATCTATGACGTGGTAGGCCAGCTCAACGTCAACGGGGCCGTTTCACCGCAGGAAGGGCAGCAGAGCCAAAGCGTGACCTGCACGTTCACCTCTCAGGCGAGCATAAGCCTCGTCATGGCCGGATACGCTGGACTTTATGGGCTCCTCTCTTGGCCTGGTGGATTCACCAATTCCTACTATTTCAACAACTACGGGACCTTTGCCTCTGAGGATGATTACTGTTGCTCGCGGATATCCTCTTCTGTGACCTACAAGGCGACAAAACACAACCCTGGGATAGGGGTTGTCATGGCTGAGCTTCCCAGTGCCCCAAACTGCACGACGACCTATACGGCGACGCTCGTCCCAACTACGACGATCTCGCCGACCTTCTCAATCTCGCCCACGTTCTCTATTTCACCGACTCCAACATGGACGCCGACCGCGACCCCCAACTGGTCGCACACATTTACCCCAACGGCCACGCCAAACTGGTCGCATACCGCGACCCCGACCGCGACCTGGACCCCCTACGGAGAGCCCTAGAGGAACCCGTGGCAAACCTTCAGAACCAGAAAACCCTTCTCCAGATCCAGCAGCAGATCTCCTCTCTGTTGTTCAAGATTTCCTATCCGCTGACGGCGCAGGATGGGGTGCAGACGCCTGGCCTCACCCAGATCACGGGCTTCATCAATGACGCCTACAACGAGGTCGTCGGGGAGCGAGACTGGCGCTGGCGTTTCGTCGATACCTTTAATTTCAACACGGTCGCGGGCCAGCAGACTCCATACGCCATGCCGGACGACTGCGACGAGATCATCGACGTGACGATCCCGTTCTACCAACAGCGGCTCTGGGCCACGGAATATAGCCAGTGGATCACCAACTATCCAGGCCAGTACACGAACTACGCCAACGCGAAGCCCTGGGCCTATATCGAGGCACCCTACGACGCCACGAACCACGTCCAAATCTACCTTTTCCCTGCGGCGGATGCCCCGGCAGCGACGGGATCATACTCGGTCCACGTCCCCTACATGAAGCGGGCGACGAACCTCGTCAACGCGGGAGACATCCTGATCTGCCCGCCTGAATTTCAGGACCTGATCATTAACAGGGCGATCAAGAAGGCCTACCTCTTCCTGGGCGATCCAAAGTGGGAGGCCTACGACGACGCGGCGGGATCGTCGACCTTTGCCGCTCGCCGATACGACGAGATGTGGGTCAAGAACGCCAAGTTCGCCGAGGCCTTGGCCTATTGGCGCAACATCCGTGAGGAGCGTTCGTTCACGGCGTCCCTTGATATCAACCGAGTCCTCTTCTCTTACGGCGGCTGATGCCAGCTCCGGTTCCAGGCTCTCTGACGGTCACGGACTTCTCGCGCGGATGGGACCCAACCCATCCCGACGAGCAGCTTGTCGGTGCAAACTTGGCTCCTGGGGCTCAGTTTGGCGCATCGGCGGGTGCTCCCTTCTATTCCCCCGATGTCCATGATGTCGACTTCTGGCGCGGATACCTTGAGAAAAGGAACGGAAAGTCCCCGGTAGGAAATCCACTTTCCAATGCTCCTGTTCTTGGGCTCTACCGATACGTCTTTGCCAATGCCTTCGGGTCCTTGAGCAAGATCCTGGTCGCTCTCTGCAATTCTGCGGTCTACTGGACCCTTGGCTCGATCTGGACGGAGAATCTGAGCGTCGTTTGGACGGCAGCGCTGTTTTCCTATTTTTCAACGATCAAGAACCTGCTCTTCATGTCCCCGGTTTACAACCTCAACGGGGTCCCAGTCTCTCCGCGCTGGTGGGACGGAGCCTCTCAAAACTTTGGCTATCATGCGCCTAGGATGTCCCCTCCATATCTGTTAAGGACAGAAGGGAACTATTCCGCAGCGAACATTGCCAACGTCTCGGGAACGCTCCTGACTATGGCTCCAGGCCAGCCAGCGTCCGGGCTCTACATCGGAAAGCAGATCTGGGTTTTCAATACCAGCTACGGCTACATGGAGCCGAACACAATTTCTAGCTTCCAGGTGGTAGCCCCGCAAGGCTCGGCCGGGTACTGCGTCCTAGCAATCTCCCTCGGGACCCCGCTCAAATACCCAGGCTCCGACTATTCCGGCGTCTGTTGGAACGGAGGAACGGTTGCGGTGGCGACAGGAGGCAGCGGAACGATCACGACTTCGGGAAGCGTGACCTGCATCCGCCTCCTGGCCGTCACTTCGCTTGCAAGCGGTGGGCAGCGGTCCTCCGAGTTCTCGGTTGATGTCCCGGTGGGTTCAACTGGTTCCATCGTGCTCTCAAACCTTCAGATGTCCTATGGTGATGGGACGCTCTTTGGGACCGACATCAACAATCTCGCGACGACTTGGTACATGACCGCGCCGTTCAACCCACAGCTCTCGGCCTCAGATCCGAACGGGGGACTCAGCCAAACCTTTTACCGCATCCCCGACAACCAAGGGATGCCGACCAATACCAGCCTTGGCTTTAACCCAATGCCGAACTCGGCGACTGGGTTCACGATCTACACCACTCCGACCGTTTCAAGCGCTATCACCCTCGTCGCGGATACCGGGGTTGACGCTCCGGGCTATTTCACCAGCCAGGTCGATGCTCCCTTCTACCAGTTCTCGGTTGCATGGCAGGACTTCCTCGTCCTGGCCGGGGACATGTGGAACCCGAGCGCAATCTGGATCTCAGCCTATGGTGCCCCCCAAGTTTTCGGTACCCAAGGAGGACTTGACGGGGCTTTCATCCAGGTTCCCAACGGAAACGATGGTCAGGTCATCACAGGACTCTTCGTCTGGCAGGGGAATCTTTACATTTTCAAAACCAACTCGGTCTACGTCTGCACGTTCACCGGAAACACCTCGGTTTCCCCGTTCCAAGTCCAGCAGCTTCAGAGCAACTACGGGGCAGTCTCTCCGCGCTCAATCGCTGCCGGGGATGTTTATCTCTACTTCATGAGCTCAAGCGGACTTTGCGCGATCAACGGACTCACGGCCCAGCTTTTGCCGGAGAATGACCAGATCCGCTACCAGTTCCTTGAGTCGGACGGGTGGAATATATCGGCCCTTGGGCTGTCCCAAGCCTTCTCTCTCCAGGCCAAAAAACAGATCTATTTCCAGATGGCCGACGCGGTCCTTGGCGACGTGGTTCTCGTCTATGACTGGAGCCGGAGAAACTTCCTGTACCACACTGGGGGCATCAAGGAGTCGGCTCTCTTTCAGGACCCTAGCGTCTCGCCGCCGCAGCTCTACGGGGGAGACTATGCTGGACAAGTCTGGACTTTGGACGTTATCGGGACGGACGAGAACCCGCCGATCAATATGTACTACTCGACCCCCTGGCTCAATCTGGGAGACTCGGCCGCGTGGAAGTTCATCAAGTGGATCTGGGTCTCGGGAGTCCAGCAGAACCAAGGGACACTTAATATCCTGGTCTATGAGGATTTCAACTTCGACGTCGCCAATGTCTTCCCCGTGGACATGACCAAGAATCAGTTTGCCCAGGGCCAGTGGGTCGCGATCAACCTGCGCGCCCACTACTTCAAGATCGTGCTACAAAACAATCAGCTCAACACGCCCGTCCAAGTCCGTGTTTTGCGGATTGACTATGAGAATCAGGGGCCGCAGTTATGAGCCAGACCGTCTCCCTCGCTCCTCCGACTCTCTTTCAGGACCCGGACCAGCAGATCCTTGCGAACCAGGCCGCGCTCCAACAGCTTCAGCAGGCGGTCAACGCTAATGCAACCGACTCGGCGGTCTACGCAACGATTCCGACTGTCGTTTTGAGCGGAACAGTCACCCACAATGTTTCGGCGACCCCGACGCTGCTAGATCCTACAATGTCTTTCAGCTTCCAGGCCAACGGTGGACTTGTTCGGATCTCGGCAAACTGGTCGGTCTATACAAACACAGGGGGAGGCCAGTCGGTAGGGCTTCAGCTAGTCCTTGACGGGGTCATGGTGGCCCAGAGGTCGATCTACGCAAGCACCGGGTACATCCGGGGATGCCTCTCGTTTGACCATACGGCGGTCCTGTCCGTAGGAACCCATACCGTCCAGTTTCTCGCGGTAGGGACCGGGTCGATGGTCGTGAACGGAAGCTCGGAGACCTCGGAATACTCCGTCGCGGAGATCCCGCTGACGTGACAGGGGGGCTCGGTCATGTATAATCTAATGAGCAGGGAAGATTTCGAGGCAGCGGTCTCGAAAAGGCTTCCACCCGAGCAGACAAAAGGATTCATGGAGGCGGATGTCTTCATCGGGGATGGCGAAAACTTCGCAAGTCTCTGCCTCTGGGGTGAAAAGAAAGCGATCTGGCTTTCGGGATTACTGGGCAAAGGTCTCCCGATGCTCTGGTCGATTAAACGGTGGGGAAGAGCTAACGGGTTTGAATGGATCGGCTTCACGATGAGGGAGGACCACCCCTTTCGCGAGGCCATAGAGCGCTACTCAAAGCCCGTTACCAAAGAGAAGGTCGGCGACGGATTTGAATACGCGGTATCACTCAGGACGAGGTGAGTCATGGGCGGAGGCAAGAGCAGTTTCGGGCAGGGATTCCAGCAGCTCGGAAACAACTTCAAGTCCGGCATCGGGGCGCTGAACCACAACATCAACCAAGGCGGCGAGGCTCTTGGAAATAACATAACCGCTGGACTGCACGAACTTGGAGCGAACGCGGAGGGCGCAGCCTCCCAATTTGCGAACAACACAAAGGGCATGGGCTGGAACCCAGCCAACGGCACCCTTGGAGCAATCGCTCAAGGATTCGGAAACGGTGGCAACTTCTCCGAGGCTGGGAAGCAGATCGGCGGAGGGCTCAGCCAGATCGGCAAGGTCGGCCTCCAAGTCGGAGAAGATGCGTTGGCTCCTCCGCTCGCTATCGCCGGGGCGCTGGACCAGTCAAAGAACCGCACGAACGCCAATCTGGACAAGATATCGAACCAGAACTCGGCGGCGATGAATAACAACTCGGCGGCGCAGGCTGCGGCAGGACAGGCGGCGCAACAGGCGCGCCTCGGTACGGCGCAGCAGGCGAACCAGGCTGGATTCAGCCAAGCGAATAGCCTTGAGGATGTCCTCAGGGCGGCGATGCAGCAGCGCGCGGGCGCGAACGCTAACGCGAATGGATTCTAGGAGGAAGTCATGAGCGGATCTTCATTGACGACAGGGGCCGGGATGCCGTGGGGACCATCGGCGACAGAGAATCCAGCGACCCCCACGATCCTGACGGATCCATCGCAGGTCGCGACTCCAGGAATGGCGCAGCAGGTTCAAGCCGTGCAGACGGCAGCCGGGGCTGGGCAGGGCCGCGCCGACAACGCCGCACTCGGAGCCCTTCAGCGCGCAGGCGTGGCCGGGGGCAGTGAATCGACCAACGCGCTCGGCAATATCGCGGGCCAGACGGCCCAAGGCGAGGCGCAGGGACTCTCCGGGCTCCAGAGCCAGCAGTTCCAGGAGCAGGAGGGTCTGCTCAACTCGCTCAACCAGGCGGCTCAGCAGCAGTATGCGACGAGCGCGCAGAACAACCTCGGGAACCAGGAGCTCAGGCAGCAGCTCCTCTCCGGCGCCGGGTCCGGACTGACGACGCTTGGCGGCGCGGCAATGCTCGCCGGACTCTTCTAGGAAGACGGAGGCACCGTGGACTATGGAGAAAATACCGGAGGAGGATTCCTGGGCGGCACGGCGAGCGCCCTCCGGAACCTTTTTCAGATGCGCCAGGAACAGGAGCGCGTTGCCCTCGAAAAGGCGCAGGCGGAGAAGCTGGCCGATCCGAACAGCCCATTCAACCAGCTCCTGAAGGCCCGCGCTGCCGAAGAGCAGGCTATGGCGGGGCAGAAGACGACGATGACTATCGGCGAGCTCGCTGCGGCGGCAGGGTACAAGCTGCCAGTTGGAGCGAATCCAGACACGGTCGTCCCGACTACATACCTCGCTCCGATGATCGAGAAGCTCCAGGCCTTGGGCTCCGCGCAGAATATCGCCGGGGGAAAGAACAAGACGGCGCTCCAGATCGAGCAGGAGAAGGCGGCGGCGGCCCTCGCTGCGGCCAAGACGCATCCAGGTGCCAACACGAATATTACCCTGGCCGGGCAGGGAGGCGGAGCCGCTGGAGTCGGAGGAGCTGCGGGCGGCGCAGGAGCCGGGGCCTCAGCCGGAGCGGTTGATATGTTTGGCGGCCTCGACACGAACGAGCGGAAGACGATGAGTCAGATCTACTCGATGGCCCAGCAACTCAACGAGACGGCGCGCGCCTACCACGAAAATAAATTGTCAAACCTTGGATCTGGAGGAATGAACTTCCTCAACGGGATCCTTCCGGGCACCGTCTCTGGTCCGGTAATGGGCCGTCTGGATCCTGCGGTCTCTGATTATGCCCAGCGCAACGAACTGCTGACCGATCAGCTCGTCCCGCTCGTCACAGGCAACCCACGCGCTGCCGAGTCGGTCCGCGCGGCGATCCGCAAGAACTCGGTCGTCGAGCCGGGCACTCCGGATCCTGTAGCGGACCAGAAGTTCGCCCAGATCTACCGCGATGCGAAGGACCGACTCCAGGCGCAGGGAAAACTGACCCAGCCCATGGCGAATATGCTTGACGAAATCTCGCAGGCGCAGGGAACCCCGGCGATGGATCAGGTCATGGCGAAGTACCACGGCCTGACGGCGTTGAATCCGGGAGAGGCCACGGCCGCCAGCGTCAACACAGCTTCGACTGCTCCGGCTGCTCCTGCCGGAAAGGCGGCACCGCAGGCCTCGATCAACCTCACGCCGGGAGCCGCTGGAGCTGCCGCAGCGAACGGAGCAGCGGCACCAGCAAACGCAGGCGCGGCGGCTCAGGCCAACGGACTCGCCCCGGCCGTTAACCCTGGATCCACCGGAGCGGCCGCAGGCGCGGCGGCCAGGAAGTCCCTCGGTGACATCTTTGGAGAAGCACCCAAGCAATGAACTTCAGCCCGGACGCACTCGCTGAGGCCCGCAAAGAGGGCTACAACGACGACGAGATCTTCTCCCATCTCGCGTCGACCGACCCGCGCTTTGCCGAGGCACAGAAGGCAGGTTACAAGCTGGACGACGTGGCCCAGCACTTCGCCTCCCAGGCTGCTCCAGCAAGTGTTCCACGTGGAACAGACCAGGAAAGCGCACAGGATCCAAGCTTTTTCTCTCCGGGAGAGGTCGCAAAGAGGGCGGGAGAGGGGCTTGTATCGGGAACGCCAGGCTTGAAGGCAGGGATCAATCTGGCGGAAGGCAAACCAGCCTACGCCTCGGGTGCTGAGGGAGCTGGGCAGATCGCCGGGGACATCGGCGGTGCCGCTGCGGCTGTAGCCTCGGGCGGAATCGTTCCACTCGCTAAGTTCGCGGGCCTCAGCGCAGCGCTAAACGCCGCTGGAGTGCCCCAGGGAGCCCACGCCGTTGGAAATGCGGTCGAGAACAAGGCCGACCAGCTTACGGGAGCCGACAAGCCATTCGTAAGTAAAGGCCAGGGCATCGACTTGGCGATGCTTGCGAACCTGGCGAAACAATTGCCCGGGGCGGCGGCTGACACGGCGGTCGAGGCCCTTCCAGCGTACTTCGCAGGGAAGGCGGCCCTCGGAGAGCACGCTCCTGTCGGAGCAGAAGAGTCGATCAACGTCCCCAAGGTGCCCGTGCCAGCGGAGCCGACGCTCACCCCGGCTCAGATCGCGGCGAAGGACCTTCAGGACCACGGCTACCCTGTCACCAGCGCCCACATGAACCCAGGAGACACCTCGCTGAAGGCAGCGATGGTCAATCCAGCGACAGCGGCCGAGGCTGAGGCCTACCGTGCCAAGCTCGACGCGGCCCAGAAGGCCGACGTGTCCAAGCCGCTCGACGTGGGAGACAAGTCCACGCAGCAGCTCGGGGAAGATCTTCAAAAAGCACACCAGAACGCAATCAACGCCAGGTCGAAATCCTACAAGGACATGCTCGCGCTCGCGGACAGCCCACGCGGCCCGGCGATGACGGACATCGGCGAGTTCACCCACGCGGGGCAGGCGTTCTCCCAGAGCGTCGACGCGGACGTGGCAAAGAAGCTCGACGGTCTTAGCCTCACCCAAGCCAAGATCAAGGCGCTTACACCGGGTGGCGGAGGGCTTACCCCTTACGATGTCAAAGCGGGTGACAACCAGGACGATGTCGCAGCAGCGCTCAAGTTCGGCGACCTGGCCTCTCAGAAGGCGGCAAGCCCGACGCAGCTCGCGGATTTGGCCTCAAGCTTCGCGAAGACGGAGAAACTTTTCCAGCCAGGCCAAGGTGGCGCCAGCTCGAGCGGTTTCCTCCGCGACGTTCAGGGGAAGGCCGTGGACCTGGCCGGGGACATCATCAAGAAGCGCGACGCAGCGATGGGCGTGGCCGGGGCTCCCGCCTATGACGCCTGGGCGCAGCAGCGGGCCAATTGGGCGAAGAGCGCGGATCTCGTCAAGCAGTTCGAGGGCAAGCTGTCGGCACCGACAACGCGGCTGACAGGGGAGGAGATGTACTCCCAGAAGATGACCAGCCCAGAGGAGGTCTTTCAAAAGCACTTCGCCAATGCCGGGGCGAATAAGGTCACGGCCTACAAGGACTTCCTCCAAAGCAACGGGCAGGACCCGGCCCTGGTCGAGCAAATGGGCAAGGACTGGCTGTCTGACCTCGGGGAGAAGTCTCCCAACCCTATCGCGACGATAGGACGCGCATGGGCCAAGATGTCTCCGGAGTGGAAGCAGGCGGTCTACTCGCCGGAGACCATTTCAGAAATGGACCAAGCGCTTGAGCGCGCGGCCAGGTCAGAGGCTCCCCTTAAGGTGCTGGGAACCCAAGCGAGAAACGGGAGCCAGACGGGAGCGGTGGAGGCGATCAAATCCGGGGCGAAGGCTGCGGCCACGCATGGGGGAGCCATCGGGACGAGCGCGATCCTGGGGACGCTGATGGGTGGCCCTATCGGTGGAATCGCTGGGGTCGGGCTAGGGGCGGCGGGAGAGGCAATCGCTCGCGGCAGAGCCGCCGCGCAGGATCTTGCAACAGCTCGGGCCGCCTTCGAGCCAGCGGACATCTCCCCAGCAAAGCCGTCCATGATGACAAGAGCGGCGACAGCAGGGGCCAATGCCGCGAACGTGGCTCTGCCCAAGGCCGCAGAGATGGCGCGGAGCATGGGCCACGGTGTGACGACTCCGCTCCCGGCTTTGATCAGGGCTTTAGTGGCTAGATAGGCGGGACTCGACCCATTGAAGTACTTGTTTCAAAAGATGGATCGAGTAGAATACAAAAAGGGTCCAGACAAAGATCGTCGCCTTCTGAAGGCTTGACTTCATGGCCGGATTGAAGGTCGCCAGGGCGGCGAGGACCAGCACCAACGCAACGAGTTTCAAACGCTTCCAAGCCATACGCCGTTATAGCTTGGAAGTTCCAAAAACTCAACGGCTATTGGAAGGGTAGGTGAAAGCCATGAAGAGAGTCACCCTGTTCCTCCTGTCGGCGCTTCTGGGGCTGGCCTCTATGGCCTCCGCCGCGACCGCCACACCGACGCCAAACCAGACGGCGACGGCGATCCAGACCCAGATCCAAGAGACCCAGACGGCCGTCGCGGCCACGGCGACCTACATCGCCACGGCCTTCCCGACGCTCACACCGACAGTGACGCTGACGCCAGGCGGAACAATCACGCCGACGGCGACGTTCACCCCGGCGCCGAAGCAAATAAAGAGCAAGACCTTTGAGAGGAACTACCGTTATCCGATCGACTTCACCAGCGCCGGGGGAGTCGCCTTGCTCGGGAGCGTTACGACGACGGGCAGCACCGTCCCGTGGCTTTCCCAGCAGGCAAGCCAGACCTGCGCGACGATGTCGACCGGGGCTGCCGAAGTCAGGGTCTCGTGGATCGTCCCGTGGGACTTCAAGGGCAATCTCAGGGTATTCCTGTACGCCAATGACACGGTGATCGCCGATAACGTCAGCATGACGGCGAACGTCAACGTTCAGCATTTCAACGATACCACCCAGACGGCGGGCACCTACAGCTACACTCCGCCGCCAGGTGGTGCCGTCTCGTTCAGCGGGACATCCAACGTCGCGCTGCTGGTTGGACTCAACACCTACTCTTCGGCCTGCCTCTGGGATTCTCCGGTCCAGGTCGTCAGCAGGATTAGGATGCCAGTCAACAACTCCGTCGCCGCCTACGTCGACGCGGGACCGCCCATCTACAACACGATCCACCCGGGCGACTCTTTCAACCTGGATCTCGTCAAGGCTGCTGGCAACGGCGGTTTGCTCAATATCTACTACGTCGAGTTCGAATACGACAACGCTCCAGGCACCGCAGGGCTCCAGTAAGCTAGGGCTCTTCGAGGGCGTCCGAGGTAGCTCGGGCTCCCCGATAAGCACCCTAACCAAAGGCGGACACCGTGGGAAACAACGCAGGGACCCAGGACGAGGAAGGCACGCCCCCGACGGCGCAGGCTCCGGCGGTCAACCCTTCGATGATCGCCAAGCTTGCGGCGATGTTTGGCAGCGGATCCACCCCTGGGGCTCCAGGCGCAACGACTGCCGAGCCGCCGATGCCACAGGGGATGATGTCCCCGGATACGGCCACAGCCTCCGCAACGCCCATGGACGGTTCCATGCCCCCCCAAGCCCCAGGAGCACCTCCTGTGCCAGCCCAAGGCGGTCTGATGGAGGCTTTGAAGAGTTTGATGCAATTCTTCCAGGCCAAGCAGGGTTCGGCTTCCAATGACGCGGCCTACCAGAAGGATCTCACCGACGCCGGGATGGCCCCTGGCGACACAGGCATAGGGAGGTAACATGGCACCCGTTGACCCGCTTCCGTCCCAAGAGGACGAGTCCGAGGTCAAAAAGGATGCCGCCATCGGCAAGATGGTGCGCGGAATCGTCGAGCTAATCCCCTGGAAGTACCTTCCCCACGCGCTGCTCGTCATCATGGCCGGAGGGTGGGGAAGCGACCACTTCCTGTTTCGTCCGACATCTTCCTCCCAAGCATCCGCCGTTTTGACCCCGGAGAGCATAGAACGGATGAACCGGACCCTTGATGCGGTCGACTCCAAGATGAACAAGTTTTCCGACATCCTGCTCAAGAACGAGCTAAGGCAGGACGCCATCTTTGCCACGCTGCCGCTTGCAGAGCAGGCCCAAGTCAAGAAGATCTACGCTCAAAGCATGGCGGCTTTGGATACAAAATCCGAGATCAACGGAGTGAGACAGTGAGCTTTTCTGATGTCTATCCGCCCTTGATCCAAGACGAGGGCAAGGTCGACGAGAAGGTCCCCGGAGACACCGGGGGCCGAACTGTTTTCGGCATTGACGAGGCGAGCAATCCAGGCGACCCGATCTTCGCCCTGGCCGATGCTGCCGAAGCGGCAGGCCGCCCGGTCGCCACCGATCCAGCCGTCAACGCCCGAGCCCAGGAATACTATGCGGAGAAGTGGACCGCCTGGGGGATCGATTCGGTCCCTGATCTGCTTCAAGCCCATGTCTTCGGTGCCGCCGTCAACGAGGGCATTGCATCGGTGGTCAAACTTCTTCAGAACGCGCTCCTCGACCAAGGGATACAGGTCCTGGTCGACGGCCAGATGGGTCCTTCCACGATCGACGCCTTAAAGCAGGCGATCCCGAAGTGGCTTCTCGCCTCCTTTTGCTGGATCCGGGCCGAGGCTTACCTGGAGATCTCGAACAACCACATCAACGACAGGCAGTTCCTTCGCGGGTGGCTTAACCGCGAAGAGTCCGGGCTCTAGCCCAACAACGGAGGCAACATGGACGTCAGCAGCACAGCAGCAGTAACGACCGCGCTTGCGGTGACAGGAACGGCGGCGGCGCCCGCAGTGGCCGGCGGGATCTCGGCTTGGGTGGCGGCTGCCTATGCCGCGGTGACAGGCGTGGTGGCCATCGTCATCGCCAAGTACAAGAGCATCGTGGCCTGGTTCGGAACTGCCCAGGGCCAGGAGGCGGAGGTCTTGCTCGAAGATGCAGCCCCGGTCGTGATCAAGGCGATCCAAGCGGGCCATCCCGGCGCCGTCCCGGTGATCAATGCGGTCCTCGCCAGTCTCCCAAAGGCCGCCGCTCAACCATCTGCGGCAGTCCCCGCACCTTCTGCCGCTCCCTCAGTTCCCCCTGCGGGCGCCGCGCTCCTGATCGGCTTCTTGCTCCTGGCATCCCACGCTTTCGCGGCTGCCGCCTCCCCGATGGAGATGGCTGTCCCCGTCAGCCCCAGCGCCGGGGCTTCATACATTGAGAACACCTGGGTTACCATGGCGACGATGTTCGACGTCAACCATGGGGACTTCAACGCCGCAGCAGCGGGCTTTTACATCGGCTGGCAGACGACCTGGCAGTGGGGGGCGAACTACGGTGCGGGCCTGACACTTGGCGGGGACGTCAACGTCGGCACGCCGGATGCGCCGGTCGCTGGGCATGTATGCGGCGGCCCGGTCTTCAACTTCGAGACCATAGAGGTCGGCATCCTCGCGGACAACCATGGCGGCCACGTTGGCTTCAGCAAGAGCTGGTAAGATGAAGCGCCCCGACCGCCCGGCACAGCTCAAGCCGTTCGATATCCTGCTCTACCGCAACCACGGGTTGATCGGTGCTTTGATCGAGTTCGGAGAAAAGGACGAGCCGGGCCTCTCCAGCTATTCGCACGTCGCCATGGTCTACGATCCAGAATCCGGCACGGCGATCGAGCAGAATCCCCCAGCGGCCCATCTCTTCGCGCTGGCTAAGGTTCCCTGGCATCGCGTCGATGTCTTCCGCTTGAAGCTCAAGGGCAAGGACATCTTCGACGACAAGAAGGCCATCAGAGCGGCGCAGGACCGGGCACTCAGGTTTCTCGGTCCACCGCCGGAGCCCTACGACTTCGGGTTCATCGGCAAGGCGCTCGGACTGGACCTGCTCTGCCGGATGGGCTTTAAGAGCGCGGCATCCAGGATCTCGCACCATTACAACTCGACCAAGCACGCATCGGTTTGTTCGACGACGGCCGAGGTGATCGCGGAGGCGGGGCTTTGGGCGATCCACCCGAAGCTTTCATTGGTCCCGGTCTACCTCGGCGAGGGCGAGATGAAGCCGGGGGACTTCCCCGAGAGCCCGCTGGCCTACCTCGTGCGCTAGGATTCCGAGCTGCAAGGTCCCCCCCTCCCAGCTCGGAACGAAGACCCCTGGACTGGCCCGAAAGGGTAGGTTCGGGGGTTTTCTTATGGATGGCCTTTTTAAGACCCCTATGAATCGCGCCAGGATGCCCTAGGATCGGTTCAAAAGGGGGGTCGGGTATGTTCTTACCCCCCTCAAAATCAAGAAAACACCATAAAATGCCTCTAAGGCCCATAAAACAGGCCCTAAAATTGCCCCAAAAAAGGAGAAATAAAGCTTCCCTATAATCCAGCCATCCCCTATAATTCCCTTGTGGCCGGAAGCCACTGCCAAGCGCCAAGACCAAGTTCATTGACAGCCAAGCGACGAGGGAGATCTTCCCGGATGCAGAGCGAGGCCCTTAGCGGGCGCTCCATCCAGAGGCGGATCGAAGCCAAGCAGCGGCAACCGGGGGCCAACAAGGTGAGGCCCGAACCCCTAGCGCGGGGAATACCTAGACGCCACCTGGGACGTGGCGCGGCCCTTCTCGAAGGGCACCGAGGAAGAAACCCCCGAGCAGGGACCCAGAGGACCGCCGAGAGGCCGGACCGGATACGACAGGGAAGAGCGAAGGGGATCGAGGACGGGGGAGGAGCGAGTCTCCTCCCCACTGCTAAAAGGCTCTGCATCCCGCAGGGCCTTTTTGCTTTTTAGGGGACTCCATGAATCGCAACCCACTCGGCAAATTTAAGAAGCTTCTCGCCTTCCACGCGGCGATGGCGCGGAACCTGGCGAACGCGAGGAAGACAGGAAGCATCCAGACGGCGGCGAGCTTCAAGGCGGCGCTGATGACGAACGCGAAAGTGCTCAGGTTCAAGATTCTTTTCAACAAGGTCGGAGAAAGGATTCACTAACCGATGCCCTCGGGCATCCCCAAGCGGAGGCAAGAATGAAGATCAAAGCCAATGAAGACGAATTGGTCCCGGAGCTGATCCTGGATGAGGACGAGCAGAATCTTTTTGAGACCATGCTCGGCATCGCGATCAGCTACTGGGATGGCCTGAGCAAGGACGCCAACCTGCCGATCAACTTTCTGGAGCTGGCGAAGCAAGAGAAGCATCTCTACGAGCGCAAGCTTGACGAGCTTCAGAAAGAGCAATCCAAGTTCGACGAATACTGGCGCGAGCAGGAAGCGGCAGCCGACGACCCCAACGATCGTGGACAGAACGGCGTCGATGATCCGAATGCAGAAAGCACGACTCTTTAATCAACCAATCCCAACCTCAAACAAAGGAGACCTCCATGAAGAAGCCCATGAACCTGACCAAAGGCCAGCTCTTGCGTAAGGCGCTGACCCACGCCGCGCTCTACGCGCAGGACCAGATCGAGAAGGGACGCATCCACCTGCTGACCTCCGGGCAGATCGCGATCCGCGAGGCGATGGACCGGAAGCTGGCGCGGGAGCCGAGGTTCGCGTGGCAGTGATGGACCTCAAGACTCTAACCGCCGAGCAGCTCGTCAAGGCCGCCGCCGAGTGCAGCCGCCCGATCGAGATGCTGGAGCGGAATTTCGCCGCGAACGTGATCGTGCTGACAGAAAACCCCGGCTCGACGCCCCACTTCGCGGAGATCGCCGCGAACGGGGAGAGGCTTCTGCTCCAGTTCGCCTTCCTCTCGATGGGTCACAACCCCACGAGCAACTTCATCATGTCGGCCTACGACGCTGGCTGGCGGGACCGGGGAGGGCTCCACAGACAGTAAGCCGAAACGCCGGGGACCGATGACATCGCCCGGCGTCCTGCGGTCTGGGCACACCGTGGCCGATGAGGCACGCCCAATGCAGTACTCCAGCATGGAGGCACCAAATGGAACTCGCAGAACTAATCCAGACGAAAGGAATCATCTCGAAGCCACGCCAAGATCGCGGCGCGGCCTTCGGGGAAGTGCTCCAAATCACCCGCGAGCGGGCGAAGGAGCTGACGCCAGAGGACAGGGGCGTGAAGCCCGGCTCCATCGTCTATGGCGGCCAGCAGGAGATCATCAAGGGGGTCAAGGGCCACGTCATCAAGAGCTCCGTGGACCAGAAGATGTACGCCCTAACGGACGGGGCCTTCTTCCAGCTCGCGGGCCTGGTAGGGCCTTCGAACGGGGAACGGCTCAACTTTCCCGGCTACCTCCGGGCCTGCCTTGCGCACGATGAGCGGCTCGTTTCGATCAACCTCCAGGCCTGGATGCAGGCGAACAAGGAGAAGCAGATGCTCCTCCGCTCCGTGAGCCCGAGGGGCATCTCGGTCGGCAGGGCCTTCCTTTCCGAACGCTATGTCCCGGTCGATGACCTGGACGTCCTGGAGATCCTAGAAAAGATCGAAGAGGCCACCAGTGCCGATGTCCGGATGCTGGAGATCGGAGAAGAATCCTTCCACCTGAAGCTGAGCTGGCGCAGGGAGCGCCACGAGGTCAAGGTTGGGGACGTCATCGAGTTCGGCGTTTCGATCTCCAACTCCGAGGTCGGCAAGCGCGCGGTAAGGATCGAGCCGATGGTCTGGCGGCTCAACTGCGGGAACGGCATGATCGGCCGAGCTGCCGATCTTGAGGGCGGCGTCTGGTACGTTAGGCACGCCGGGCGCACTGAGCGGGTGCTTTCGGTGGTGACGGACGCGCTGAGGGCGAGCCTCCCGGCGGCCCGCGAGATGAGCAGGCTGATGGCGGCCTCGGTCAAGGAGCAGATTGACAAACCCGTGGAGCGGCTGAAGTCCCTGGCGAAAGAAGAAGGACTCTCCGAGTCCATCATTTCCTCGGCCACGGAGGAGATGCTCCGCGAGGCTGCTGGAGGTCCGGTCACCAAGTTCGACTTCATCAACGGGGTCACCGGAGCGGGACGCCAGCAGAAGAACGCTGACCTGCGCTACGACCTGGAGAGGCTGGGAGCGAGCTTGCTGAGCCGCGACCTGCCCCTGCCGCTGATCGAAGAGAGCAAGCGCTCAAGGAACTAGGAAGAGAAGGAGACCACGGGGCCGGGGGAGCTTTCCTCCGGCCCCTTTCCTTTGGAGGAACGGTGAGCAATTTCAGCCAAGTTCGAGTCTCATTGTTTGAGAAGGACGCAATGCGGGCTCTCGCCTCGGTGAAGGTGGCCGACCTGATCTATTTGACGGGCCTGCGGGTCATTGAGGGGAAGCACGGCCTTTTCGTTTCGATGCCCAGCAAGAAAACAACGGCGGGCGAGTACCAGGACATCTACTTCCCGGCTTCAAAGGCGATCCGAGACGAGCTTCAGAACCTCATCCTGGACGCCTACCACCAGGAGGCAGGGTCCGGGGCCAACCCTCGCTCGGAGGAGGCCAAGTCCGATGACATCCCCTTCTGAGGCTTCCGAGAAGAAGCCAACAGTCCACATCGACAAGTTCTATATCCCGCCTTCAGGAGACAATCCGCGCATGGTGGTGGACCTGGACTTCCTCAACACGGACGGGTCTATCATTTGTCAGGTCTGCGGGTTCAAGCTGATGGGCCGCTCAAACGGTGGCTTCTGGCTCTCAGTCCCCCAGCGCCAGCACAAAGACGGCGTCTGGACGGATATCTTCTCCTGGGGCTCAAGGGACCAGGCGGAGGAGGCCCGGAAGATGATCCATGCCGCCTATGACGCGGAGATGGCGCAGAAGGGAGACTTTTAATGTCCCCCAAAATAGAGGAAAATATCCAACGCTTTTTGCTCGTCATTCTCGTAATTCTCACGGTGTTCTGCGTCGGCGTCCAGGTCGGGCTCTACGTCGGACACTCCCAAGTGCGCCAGGAGGCAAGGAATGAATACCCAAGATAGCCTGATCGTCCACGAACAGAAGGCCCTGATGACCTCCGAGGGAATGAAGGTCATGCAGGAGCAGGCGAAGCAGCTCTTCATGTCCGGGCTCTGCCCCAAAAGTATAAGCAAGTGGGAGCAGGTTTTGATCATCGGGCTCTACGGCCGGGAGCTGGACCTGCCGATGATCCGCTCGCTCAACGAGATCCACGTCATCGACGGACACCCAGGGATCAGCGCGAAGCTCATGAACATCAAGGTCCGGGAGAACCTGCCGCACGCCCAAGTCGATGTGCTGGAGAAGACCGACAAGATCTGCCGGATCCGCTTCCAGCGCTCACCAAACCACAAGCCCGTTGAGGTCTCCTATACGATTGAGGAGGCGCAGAAGGCGGGGCTCACCGGGAAGAACAACTGGAAGAACCACCCGGTGGACATGCTTTTCGCCCGCTGCATCTCGCGGATGGTCAGAGAGGAGTGCCCAGAGGCGGTCCATGGCTTTGTCTATACCCCCGAGGAGCTCCAGGACGCCAAGGACGCGCCTGCCCAGACCCACAGCGGCGAGCCTGCGGTGGTGAAGGGGGACGCGAAGACAGTCGAAGCGGAGTTCACCCCGGCCCCGAAGGACGACGCGATGGACGAGGACGCGGTGATGGACTTCGTCGCCGTACTCGCGGACCTGAACGAGGAAGGCGCTGCCGAGGAGGCCCACCGGAAGTTCGCCGACCACTGGACCGAGAAGAGCCCGGCGACGGCGGCAGAGGGGACCATCGCCTACCGGAACCGCATTCAGCGGATCAGAGACTCCAAGGCGGTGAAGGCGTGAGCACTTCTGGACTTTGCCTATGCAATCACGGCTTGGAGCATCATCCTAGAGCGGGATCTTGCCGAGGAGGCAGGAAACGCACGAAAGACGCCTGCCCATGCAAAGGGTTTCGTCCACGCAATCTTTTAGGACCGCTTCCGTTTCCACGGCCATTTACAGCCGATCAATACCATGCCAACGAAGCCGCGAAACGTGAAGTTCTCGGCTCTTTTTATCAGGAGACAAGATGAACACACCGATCGAGATCCGCGCTTCATCGCTGCCGCGCCTCTTCGCCTGCCGGGCTTCCGCCCTACGGAGCGTGGGGGCGAAGTTCGAGGACAGCCCTGCGGCCAAGAGGGGAAGGGACATGGCGGACGCCATCGCCTCCTTCGTGCGCTTGGGACGGGACAAGGCCCTGGCGGTGCTGGAGAAGGACGAGACGCTCGGCCCCGCAGACAAGAAGATCGTCGAGGACTGCTTCAACCTTAGCCTGACGCTGGTGCCCGAGGGCACGGAGCGGAAGATCGAGGTGGAGCGGGAGGTCGGCCTCGGCTTCATGGGCGTCAAGGCCGGGCGCTTTGACTGGTACTCCCAGGCGCTCGACGTGATGAAGCTGGTTCAGGGGGTGATGGGCGACTGGAAGATGGGCGTCGGCGAGGTCGAGATCGCCGAGTTCAACAAGCAGCTCTGGGCCTACCTGGCCGGGAAGATGAAAGAGATCAGGGATACGGGCGCAAAGATGGAGTCGATCGAGGGCTTCATCGCGCAGCCCTCGGCCTGGAAGGCAGACCGCCGCCTGACCTCCCACACCTTCAGCTACGACGAGCTGAAGACCCGCGTCATGGAGATCCAAGGCGTGGTCAAGGAGGCCAGGTCCGACAACCCACTCGCTATCACCGGGGACCACTGCAAGTTCTGCCCGGCGAAGCCGAGCTGCCCGGAGTACCAGGCCATGGCGGCCGGGACTGCCCAGGCAAAGCAGGAGGAACGCACGGCCGCGCTCGCTACTGTCACTGAGGGCACGGTCGTCGAGGTGATCCCGGACGAGATCCTGATCACCCCGGTCCAGATCGTCTCGCTGGAGGTCATCGAAGAGTCCCAAGCCAAGCTCGCATTGGCCCGCGATATGCGCGTCACCGACGAGGCGACCTTCCAGACGGCGGGCATGATGAGGAAGGAGCTCTCGCGGCTCTGGACCCTGGTCGACGACAGCCGCAAGATGAAGGCGGACCCATTCTTCCGCTTCAAGCAGAAGATCGACGAGGCGGCGAAGAAGGCCCTGGTCCCCTTGAAGCAGGGTATCGACGCGCTCGACGCCGACGCTACCGCATACCAGCGGAAGAAAAAGGCAGAGGCCGAAGAGGTGGAGCGCAAGCGCAAGGAAGAGGCCGAGGCCGCCAACAAAGCCGTCGAGCTCGCAGCGAAGAAGAAGGCAGCCGAGGAGAAGGCCATCGCCGACCGCGAAGCAGCGGAGAAGGCCGCCAAGGATGCCGTGGGAAAGAAGGCCAAGGCCGAAGCGGAAGCCAAGGCGCAGGAGGCCCGCGAGAAAGAGGCCAAGGCTAAGGCCGCGTCCGAGAAGGCGGATCTGGAGGCAAGGCAGAAGGAGATCAAGGCCCAGGATCTCCCTGCGGCGGCTCCGGTCCAGACCTCAACGGCGGGGATGAAGCTCCGGGAGAAATGGAAGTTCTCGATCCCGGACTACTCCAAGGTTCCCGCCAGCCTGGTCAACACGATCCTGACGTTCGATGAGAAGGTGGTCGCGGCGCTGCACAAGAGCGGCAAGATCACCGAGGCGAATAGCAAAGATTGGCTCATCATCATTGACGACTCGAAGGTCGGAGGCTCCCGCTAAAAAGAACTGGACAGCAAAAAAAGATGCCGCTATATTTGGCGGGTCCGTGTTGAGGCGGGCACATCGGCTTTGATCGCGGCTTTAGTCCCGGGGTTTCCTCCTGGGGCTGGAGTCCTCAACCTCTTGTCCCCTGGCATGGCAGGGGCTTGAGCCGCGATCCGAGCCGATTTTTATTTTCAGAGGTAGGCGTGGCGAGGAGCAACCTTTCCCCGATGGCTATGGTGGATCTTCGGGCTCAGATAGAAGACTGCAATCCAGGTTTTTGCAAGATTCTTGGGGCTTTCAACCTCAAGGGATGGAAGAACGGGAAAAGGAAACTCAAGGCAAAGGAATTGGCTGCCTATACCGGGATGACATTGGACCGGATCAACGACCTCACAAAGGGCATGGCCGAAAAAGGATGGCTCAAGAGAACCAGAACTTCAGATGGTTACGATTATGAAAAAACCATCGAAGAAATTTCCTGGGATGAGGCCCATGAGATAGCCCGCTTTAGGATGGACGGGGAGCCGAAACAGCAGTCCCTTTTACCAAAGGGATCTGGGAAATCCCCAGATCAGGGACAAGGGAAATCCCCAGATCTGATAGGGGAATTTCCCCAGTCTGATAAGGGGATTTCCCTATCTCCTAATAGTACTAAGGACCTTCTTAAGGACTTAAAACCTAAAACCCACCAGGGCAAGCCTGGGAAGCATCCCCGTCAGGATGAATGGTGGCTAAAGGCGGAGGCCACCTGGAAGCAGAAGTTCGGACAGCCCCCGGTATGGCTGAAGCGGTCCAATCTTCAGCCAGCGATCAATACCGCCCTAGATGCGCTTGGACCGGATGGACTTTATCGGCGGCTTTTGAATATGCTCGCGGACGACTTCTGCAAAAAGGACTTCTGGGATGTCGTCTATAACCCGGATCGTTACGCTGGGGCTCCAAGAAAGAAAGAGGCCCCAAGGGCACCCTGGCAACGCGGCCAGCAAGAGGAAGGTCCTGGCGAGTCAGATGCCGCTTTTATTAAGAGGGTCTACGGAGGCAACCAAGGTCGTCAGGAAGAGCAGAGGCGTGATGCGCCGGGGCAGGTATCCAAGCTGGGTGACGTATGAGGCTTACCGAAAGACTCGAAACCATAGTCAAGGAGGGTGGACTGAGCCAGCTATTGCGGGAGATCAAGGGAGGCAAGATGGACGCAAACGCGGTGAGCGACGAGTACGCGCAGCAGTACAGGCCGAAGGCCCAAGATCTTGTTGAACGATTCCAGCGCGGGGATCTCTTTGTGGCCCAGCGCCAAAACTTCGACGACTGGTCTAACTGCGTCGACCGCTGGAGGGACCGCAAGCAGATGGAGGAGGTCTACGGGATTTTTTATCAGGCGAACCTACCCGTGGAAAGGAACATCGCGATTTTCGCATCCGAGCGGATCTGGTACCCAAGCCCTTACGACCGAAAGAAAGGTCTAGAGCGTGGTGACTTCGCAAGGCAGGAGTGGGTCAAGGTCAACCAGCGCAACGGGTGGACCTGGGGCGCGAAGGACGAGTTTTGAAAACCGCGAAGCTCCAGCTATGCATCGAAGTTGAAGGATCGGGGACCGAGCTCGTCGGCGAGCTGAAGGCCGTCCTAGGGGCGCTCCTGCACGATAAGGCCTTCTTCACACGGCTCGCCTTCAAGAGAGAGGCTGGCGTCTCGATGAAGATCACGGACAAGCTCGAGGACGGCGGCTCGCTGCTGCCTTACGCCTCCGTCACTGCGAAGATCAAGAAGGAGGAGAAATGAAGAAGTGGAGGGTTACGTGGCAGGCCCCGGCGCACCCCAAGCCGAGGAGCGAGGACTTTGAGGAAGAGCACCAAGCCCAGCGAGCCGTCGAGCAGCTTTTGATCGACGGAAAAAGGAAGTCGGTCCGGTGGACCGTGGAGCCCAACAAAAAAGAGCTTGAACCGTGAACGCCGAGGAAGTAGAACAGATCAGGAGAAGCGTAAAGGCTGAGCAACTTAAGCAAGGGCTTAACCCACTTTTCCCCATCGCTTTTAAAAACATTGATTCGCTTTGCGATCTGGCCCAGAAGGGCCTCAAGATTCAGGAAGAGAAACGGGCCGAGCGCCTACCCGAAGAGGACTTCGGGCTTACCCAAAACCAGAACATACTCATACGGCTAGCCTTGGCCGGAGATCAAGGGCTTCTGACCGGGGAACTTTTCGCGGGACTTCACTGCGCGAAATATACAGGCCGGATTTCTGACCTTCGCCAGAAGGGTTTTGTGATTGAGGCGAAGCCCGAGAAGATCCTGGCCGGAGGCTTGGAAACCTCTCAATGGCGTTACCGCCTCATGGGCTATGAAGGGTACATACCCGATAACTGGCCCAAGGTAGTCGTGAACGCCGTTGAACGATGGAAGCAAGGAATAGAACGTCAACCCTCACTGATCTAGGAGAAGCAATGACGGCACCGAAAGGCTCGATCCTCCGCAAGGACATGAAGTACCCTGTCCGCGCCGGGGCGAACCAAGAAGACCAAGAAGAACTGATGAAGGCCCACGTCAAGCTCTATCGCAAGCATTCCCTGACGATCTTGTAGGCCAAGGACATCCAGGCCAAGTTCCGCGCCGAGATCAAGGAATTGCGGGAGAAGCTGGACGAAACCATCCTGGAGATGGAGCAGGGCAAAGCGGTCATGATGGACTGCGAGGAGATCAAGAACTTCGAGGCAGGGACCTATACCGTGAAGCGCAAGGACAACGGGAAGGTCGTTTTCAAGCGCGACCTCACGGAAGACGACAAGCAGTTGACCGTGGGCAGCAAGGCGAACGAGGAAGAGGAGAAGGACGAAGAGAACAAGGACGCGGAAGCCTTCGCCTAACCCCGATAGCCCACGCGCAACCGTGGGCTTTCGAGGTCGGCGGAATGTTTCTGGCGATGAAAAGGAGATCCGATGCCGAACAAGTACAAGACCACGAAGGAAGCGCAGGAGGCGGCGGCGGTATACGCGATTCAGATCATCGAACGCGACCACCATAACGAGGAGAAGCCGACCCTCAGTGAAGCCGAGGAGGCCCTGCTCCGTGCCGCGCAAAGATTCCAGACGAAGGGCTCGGTGTTTCAGGAGGCCCGCTAAATGTACTGTCAATTTGGGGCCTGTATGAATCAGGCGACGACCAAGATCCAAGCCAACGACTACCGAACCAACTTCGAGGCAGGAGAACTTCTTGTCTGCGATTCCTGCGCCACCAAGAACCCCGCCTTTGTTGAGGAGCTCCAGCGGTGGACCGATAAGCAGCTCGCCAAAAGGCCCGATGAGCCTCTGAAGGAGTGAACCATGGATTCGCTGCCGAAGAACACTCCGCGAAGGCGGACCCACTATCGAGGACGCCCTACACGCTTCTCCACCCGCCAGCTAGGGGTCCGCAACGAGATCAGGGAGATGGGCCTTTTGATGCAGATCGAGAACCTGCTGGAGGCTTTGATGCTCGCCGACCAAGCGAACAGGAGGCTCGTGCAGAGAGCGCTCGCCGCTGAGGGCCGGAGGTTCCAACTCGAAAGGCTGTTCAGGGAGAACGTAGACGACAACGGAATACTTCCGAGGAGTTACGATGCAGATAATCACGACTGAGCGAGTCCCGATCCTGCTCCCACGGAGCCGGGCGCAAGATGGGGCGAAACCAGGCGAAGCGAACCTTCACACTCGCGGACCTGGAAGCGCAGACCGAGGGCGTCGACTGCCGAAAGGATATTGGGGTGCTCGATGAGCTACCCGGTGCCTATAAGGATATCGACGTCGTGATGGCGAACCAAACCGACCTCGTCAGGCCGATCCATACCTTAAAGCAATTTCTTTGCATCAAAGGCTAACCCGCGCCCCAGCGCAACGGACCTAACTCAAGGAGCCACGGACATGAGCGCATTGACGGACGAAGGGATGGCGCTGAAATGACTACCGACACAGCCATGCGCCACGCCCAGCGGATATTCGAGACGCAGCCCGACAGCGGGGACGGCTACTGCGGCACCTGCCCCGTATG